AAAAAAAGAGGACCATTTCTGATCCTCTCAAACATAACTAACTAACATGAAAAATATTACTAACCTATATTATCTCGTTTGGTATTTAATTGTCTTTGTATTGTTTCTTGTGCATTATTATATGCCCACTCATATACTTCTGCTATTTTATTTGTAAGTTCTGTTGTGTGTTGACTAAATACTTGTGTGCCTTTTTTTATTTGTCCTTTGTAATCTAATACAATTATCACGTCTGGCTTTTTACCAGATGTAACTGGTTCACGATATACTCTTATATCATTTTTAGTACACCATTTGAAAATCTTCATCTCCTTCTCGTACTGATCTTTCGTTTTCAGTTCTAGCGATTTCTTCTTCAAGTTCTTCAATTACTTTTAATAGTTTTTTAGTTATTCTTATTGATGAGCCTTGCGATAAGTCTCCATGATGAAATAGTTCGTACTGAACTAAAACAAGTCTCTGTCTAGCTTCCTCTAATGACATAAAATAAAAAGTGTATTAACATTATCATCCAGAAAGTAAATTGAGGTAATCCCCATATAGTATACTTTATTATTGCTTGCTGTAGCTCTTTGTCTACTGGCATATTGATTTCTTTTTTTGTTGCTTTCATTACGGTAAGTAATAAGTTAGTGTTCCTAATATAGTTAATATTACAAATATTGCAAAGTAAGTTATTATAAACCACGTAATCATTTCTTTATTTTTCATATTGTTTGTTTCTAAAAAGGTGCTGCCCTTTCACTAGCCTCATTACTTGGGTTATCAGCACCTGTAATTTTATAAAGCTAAATTATATGTTTTCAACAAATAATCAACATTATATATTAATTTTAACATTTTTTTAACATTTACCAGATATGGTATTCTCCTTTATTAGGATCTTGAAGTTGTGAAGTTAATGCATACCTAGCTGCATCTATTGCGTGGTCTCCAGACATAGGATTAGGCTTTTGAAGTACATTGCCTTGTTTATCTTTCATCCAGATATATCCTTGAAGTTCTTTAATTAAGTTTTTACTTCTCTGGGTAACATATATATTATTTTGGTTTATAAGGTTTATTCCATAAACAATACTATCTCTTCCTTTTGTAACTGGGAATACTTGATGACCATAACTATTTAATTCTGCTATTGATTTAGGTTCAGCTGAATCTGCCCAAAGAGCTCCAAGTATATTATTGTTTTTTAGGTATTGACTTATATGTGAGTTTAACATTCCTTTTCTATAGAGTACTTCATCAAATATATATGCGTCATCTAGTTTGTATAATGCTACTAATCCTGCTTCGTCTACAGAATATCCGAAATCCAACCCATGACATAATAACCTTGCATTAGGTGGAATTACTTCTATTTGTTTCCAGTCTGGAATACAAGCTCCTTCTAATGTACCTATCTCACCTAATCCGTATACTCTCCACCAATTTGCCCAATAAGAGCTTTTAGAAGCCTTTTCACGAGCTTTCTCTATTTCTTTGACTATACTATCAGGAAGTTGATTATTGTCTCTGTAAGTTAATGTAATGAAGTCAGAGTCTTCTGTGTTTACTAATTCTTTGTCTACCCAGAATAAATTAGTTGGGTTATAGTCTAACCAAATATCTCCAGAAGTTCTTATTGATAATTGCTGATAAGCTTCAAAGGTTACATTGTTGCACTCATTAATAAATAAGTCTGTTCTTCTAGATCCTCTTAATTTGTCTGGCTGGTCTGTAGAAAAGAACTCTATATAACTTCCGTTTGAGAATGTATACTTTAGAGTTGTTCTATTGTACTTTTCTTCGTAGTATCTATTTAATCCTTTAAGTATGTTTAGAAAGTCTTTTAAAGCTCCTCTTCTTAAATGAGGAACTGATTCAGATACTACACTTATCTCGCTTCCTGCGTTTCGTATTGCTTTGTCAATTAAAATAGATAATATACAAATAGTCTTTCCAGCAGAAGTTCCACCTCTTACAATCTTAACTCTTTTATCTAGTTTAAGAAGTTTGTCAAATGCTATAGTTTTCTTTACACGCATATAAATTATATCCCACAATAACCACTATCACATTCTGTAAAGTCAGACTCAAATAATTCGTATTGTAATTGTGTCTTTTTTATCTCTGCGTATGTTATGCCATTTTTAAATGTAATTTTTTTATTCTTATCATATTCTTGATTAGAAAACCAGTCAAACTTATTAGGATGTTTATCAGACATAAATTTTAAAAGTATTTCGTTTCTATGAAAACAACCTACACAATTATTCATATAAGCAAATCTTACTTCTTTGTTTTGCCAAAAAGATTCTATTTGGTCTTTATATATATTATTTTCTATTAAAGGAAATTCTGGTTTTTGCCATTCTATGTTTGCCCATTTGTTTTGTGTTTTTCTTTTTCCTACAATATCTTTCATTTCCAAATTTCCATTATCATTAACCTTCTTTAACATAGTTTTAGCTCTCCTTGTTTCATTAGCTCTATACCCTATCCTAACTCTAACAACTTCTTTTACATTATCTTTCCACCACTTGTATATGGGTTTTAATTTTAATTCAGTAGTACAAAATCTTTGTGTAACATTAGGCAAATACCTATTATTCCCTTTAATAATTATATCATCAAAATAATCTCCAGAAACCCATTTGATTTCTTGTCCTATGTATTGTTCTAAATCAAACATAGTGTGTATGATAACATCATCTTCAAGTGTGCCTATAAATTCTTTATTTAATTTATCTGAAACTTTTTGCCTTAATTTTTTATCAGGTAACAAACAAGATTTATCTCTTGTTGTAACTAAAGCAAATACATTATAATCAGCTGGATAGTGTACAGCTATATAGGAAGAAGTTTTACCACCAGACAAACTGTTTAGTGTTTTCATTATTAATCTATAAATAATGGTGTGTCTTCGTTTATTGTAATATCTTTTGTTTCTCTTGGTTTACCAGCATAGTAATTATAAAACAGTTGAACATACTTAAAGTCTCCTGCTTCTACTCCAGCTTTTAAAGCTTGAAACGCAGCATCTTCTAATGGTCCTAACTTTTCTATTAAGTTAACCTCATCAGCTTTAGACTTTCTACCTGCTCCTTGTCTTTTTCCACCATGTGCCATAACTTGAAAAAATTTGATTAATCAATATAACAATAAAAAAACTTATCATTTGTTAAAATCATTTAAATACTTATTCTCTATTTCCCAGTTGCCTGCATAGAGTTCAAAGGTAGTACCATCTTTTCTTGTCCTAATGGTTCCTTTGGGATAATAGTTACCCCTTTCTTTAAATTCTTCTTTGGTAACCCAGCCACAAACAGAAAGTACTTTATTGAATCTATTTATGGAAGCAAATATAAATGCATCAGCAATGTATCCAATCTGGGTGTCTAGAACATTGTTTACATAATAGTCTTTAGGATCTACTTTTCTTTCCATACATTTAACATCTGCTTTATAGCCATTCCAATCAATATCATATCCTCCATCAAATCCTCCGAGTCCTGTCATTAGTTCTATACCTAGATAGTCTCTTATGGTGTTTTCTCCTACTACTCCTATATATTGATTTCTCTTGTTGCCATCTGCGAATCCTCTTTGTCCGAAGTTAGTTCTCTCTACCAACTTTTTAGAGTAGGTGATGATTTCTTCGTTAAGAGGTATTTTTAACATTAGTCTAACAAGTTAATGCCTTCGTACTTTAGTTTTAATTCTCTATAGTCTTTTAGTAGTCTAGCATAATTATCAAGAGTTACTTCTACTCCTCCTAGTATTTTTTTAAATCTTGTTTGTATTCTCTCATAGGTTTGCCCTAATGCTTTATCTTGCTGAATCCAGAAAGGTAACGAATCTGCTGCATGCATAACCGTTGCGTGGTTTTTACCTATTGATTGACCTATTTTTGTGTAAGTCATTTTGGTGTGGTGACGAAGGAGTGTATAATATATTGCTCTTGCTTCGACAAATTCTCTGTCTCTACAATTTATTACATCCTTATTGTTTAAATCAACATTAGTCTCGTCTTTTATTATGTCTATTAATTCTTTTGTAATCATAGTATTTGCTTTCGTTTATTGCTTTTAAAATTCCAGCACATGCTTCATAATTCTCTAAAGTCTCATAAAGCTTTATAGCTCTTTCTAATTCTTCTGTTGTAGAACCAGCTGCTAAATCCATTAGTGCCATTAGATAATAACTTTCTACTTCGTCATTGAAGCGTTCCTCGTAATACATACTCATTTAATTCTGATTCTTTTCTTACGAAGTATTCTTCAAATGTTTTAATAGCTCTTTCTAATTTTTCCTTTCCAGATAAATAAAAACTCTCTGCACAATCCCACATCCCTAAATCTCCTTTGTTTTTGTCAATTGCAAAGAAATAAAATTTATCATAAGATACGTTAAATAATTCACAATATATATACAATTGTACATCATATGAATATTTTTTTGCTGAATATGGAAATGCTTTTATGTCAGAAGTTGTTTTCAGATCTCCTAAAAAACCATCACCTAATATATCTGCTTTTGCTCTAAAAGGATAACCATGTAACATTCCAATAGCTGGTATTTCAAACTTTGCTGTTCTGGTCATTCTTTGCCAAAGGTCGTTCTGTAGTAATGCGTCTACTGTATACATTGCTTGGTCATATTCTTTTCTGGTATATACAAATTCACTTCCTCCTACTTCTTGTACTTTAGCTTCATATTTTTTTGTTCTTGTTGATTGCACTTCTACTATGTGTATTAGGTTATCAACTTTATCTGGTTCTAATGCTGCTAAATGTATAAGTCTTCCAGTTTTAAATGCTTGATTGTCTGATTTAAAGTTTAAAGATCTAGCATAAGATTTTGGGCTATCTAATAAATATTTAATAGAAGAAGAACTCAATGCATTTCTTCCTAATTCACCATAGTAAAAACTATCATCATCCATTTTAGGGATTAAGTCTTCTGGAGAATATTTTTTTCCGTTAAGTAATGTTATTGTATTATTCATAAGCATGTCAAGTATTATTAAATCCACTATTTTATAGTCCTATTGTTTAATATATAATGTAATGTCCCTGTACTAGATATATTAAATTTTTTCATTGTTTTCTTATAAGACTTTCCGTTTTTTTCATGATATTTTATTATCTCATTTACATTTTTATATTTCATCATTGCTTTAGTGGCTTTCATTGCGTGTTTTTTTCTTTCTTCAACTGGTCTATCTAACATATTTTGACTTTGAGTTCCTATTGAAATATTGTTGTGTGAATTATCAATTTTGTTTCCGTTTAAATGTCTAACAACAATACCTTTTTTATAAATATCTTCTCCATACTTTTGATATGCTTGTAATCTTGATACAAGAAACCTTTTATATTTTCCTTCTTTATTTGGTCCAAATCTTATTTTATGCATTAAATAACCATTTGAATTATAATAGCCAACTTTATTTCCTTCTGGATTAATCATATCACCATCAAAGGTAACTCTGTAACCTTTTTCGTATGCGTATTTTTCGTTTCTACTAAACATATTATTTATTTTTTTCTAATAGTTTTTGCAAGTTAGCTAATGCTCTCCAAGCTACTTTAGCATCATGATATAAACCATCATCGTCTAAAGTTCCACAGTCAACTAAATGTCTTGCAAGTGCATCTAATTCATCCTGTGATTTACTTCTATCCCAATGTAGAGGTGTACCTGGATTATGTTGCTCGTTTCCAATAAAAGAAACTCTACTAACATACTTAATAGCATCAGGAAAATATTTTATTACACCAGAATATACTGGCATTTGTTTTCTTTCTTCGTGCTTGCTCATAATAATCCTAACTTTTTAGCTTTTCTGTATTTCTCTGCGTCTACTCTTGCTTCTTCCAGTTCAGCTTCTACTCTTCTTGCTCTTTCCAAAGCTCTAATCTTATCAGACCTATACATCTCTATAGATTTATCATAAGTTCTTCTTTCATATTCTAGATGAGCTACATAAATTCCTATTTCTGCTAAACAGCTTTTGCATAGTTTTATGTCTTGATTATTTGATTCTTTACCCCATTGGATTAATTTATTTCCAATAGTCTCATAGTTTGTAAGATATTCTAGTTCTTTTATTAGTTCCATTTTATTTGTACTCATTGTAAATTGCTTTTAACTTATTGTAAACTGTATTGACAAAACACGGACTACAATTAGTCATTTTTTTCTTGTCCTTAAATACTCTATTGTATATTTGTAGTATTCTATCAGGATCTTTTATTTTATTTGATTCATTATTAAATGTCAAATCTAAAAAATTAAATTCATCTTCCGTTAATAATTCTGGCATTAAATAAGGAAATGATTCATTTAACTTCTTTTTTCTTTTATCACACCCACAGTCTGTATCTAATGCTTCTGCTATAGTATCTACTGCTTTTTTTATTCCTGTTGCTTTAGTTATCTTCTCAACAGTATCACCAAATCCTTTAGATGATCTGGCTTTATGATATTCAAAATTTGCTTTAAATTTATTATAATCGCTCATAATCTTCGTTTTTGTAATCTTCGTAATCTTCAGATAATTTATTTTTAATTATACTTTTTGCGTTTTTAAGAGTATTAAATATACTCACCCAACTTATTTTAGTTTCTGCTGCAATCTTTCTTATACTCATATCTGTGTCTCTATATAATATAAAAAGTTTTTTATCATACCAGTGCCAGTTTTCAATCTCATCATCTATTTTTTCACAGATCATATTATAAGCTTCTTGTTCTTTTAAATTATTGGTATCTTCCAACTGGAGGAGTCCATCATCAATAGAAACTTTCCTAACTTTTCGCTTACTGTTATAATATAAATAGTAAGTAGTACGTAAAGTAAAATACATGTAACCCCTACGTATTTCACCATTCTCAATAACTTTTTCTGGTTTAGCATATTTATATAATATTAAATAACTCTCTTGTACTATATCTTCAGCATAATCGTATTCACCAAAACCATTTACGATTCTTATCCACTCCTTATGCTGCTTTGCAACTATTGCTAACCAATCTGCTCCTGTTCCCATTTCACTGTAACATTAATGAATCCTATACAGCATTGAAGAGTATACTCGTCAAAACCATCATCATATTGTTCTTTGTGAAATAGTGCTCCAACAATAAAACCCTTTACAAGTGCAATATAAATATCTGCACCTTTAAATTGTCCTATCATTAAAAAGACTGTGGTTATTACTAGTAATATAATTAATATCAAAATAATAATTCTTTTTTTTGTTTTGCTAATAAATCTTTGTCCATAAACGTAAAGCCTATGTTATTCTTTTCCATTCGGAGTTTAATTGGTTCATCAAATGGAGTACATCTTCCTCCTGTTTCCATCTCTTTAATTTTTAATATATAAAGATTTGAAAACACCCAGTCAGTTGGATGAGATGTGTACCTGTGAATACAAATCAAATCATCACAACGGTTTCCCCACTTACCACCACCTTCAACACTAGCCATATTTAAAGGCATAGGTAGTCCTTCATATTCATGTCCTTTAGGATGTAATCTTCTTAAAGCTTCTGTAACTCCATGAGCATTTAAGAATAATGTTATGTTGTTTCTTTTTGCAAACAATCTAAACTCTGTACTTACTTGATAATCGTATTCGTGTCCTCCTACTTCTTTGTATAGTTGTTTGTCTTTTACTAGAGAGTTATAAGGATCTATAAGTATTGCGTCATAGTCCCATGCATCTTTTATTTCTTTTGCTTCTTGCAGAAGCTCACCATAAGTATATAGTTCTTCTACATCAATGATCTTAAAATAACTATCTGACCATTTAAGAGCATCTTCTATCTCTGCGTCTTCAGCCATTGTAATTGGCTTACGCATTTTAAACTCTACTATTTTTCTTTGAATTGATTGAGGTGTGTTTTCTGATGACCAGATTAAAAACCTCTTTTTGTGTTTAAGAGCCCAGATAACGAATAAATACAATATAACAGTAGTTTTACCAACGTTCGCATGTCCAATTAATAAATTAAAATTTCCTTGCTTATATCGTAAATATTCGTCAATATCTGGTATTCCTATTTTAAGTCCCTCTTTAACCCTTCCGTGTTTAATATCTAAAAGTTTCTTAAATATATTAGAAGAGCTTACTATCATTTTAGAAAGGGAGATTATCTCTGTCTGGCATTTGATCAGCAGAAGCTACTTCAGCAGCTGTCGTTTGAATTTTCCATCCAGTTAAATTAATATAGTATTTTCCTTTATACTCTCTTGAGTTTAAATTAATACCTACATTGACACTATCACCAACTTTACAGTTGTTTAATTTATCAATGTTATCGTTTAAAAACTCTACTGGTACTGTTTGTGGATATTTACCACCAGTATCTAATAATAAAGTTTTCTTCTTTAGTGTTTTAATTTGTTCTAAATCACCAACTGATTTAATTGTACCTGTTAATTCCATTATTTTATATTATATAATTCTTTATAGTCATCACTTGTCGGTAGCAAGTTTTTCTCGAAATAAAGATACTTACCTATTACAGATATTTCTGTTAATATTTGTTGTCTCTCTTTTTCGGTAGCATTTCTCCATATTGGATTTAATACTATTTCGGTAGCTCTATCTACAGCTCCTTGTTTACTTATAGAATCTTGCGTCTGCGAGATCCTTTGTGGTTTAATGTTCTTTGTCATTTGTAAAAAATTTATTTACTATTAATTGTTTTTCGTCTTTACTTAAATAATCGGCTTGTAGTATTTCAAATAAAGTAGTTCTTAATTTGTCTATTTCTTCTTGCTTTTGTTTAAGTAAATTGATATAATGTAATTCAATCATAATATAAAGCTAATAAAAAAAATAATATTATAAAAAAAATATTAATAAAAAATGTTAAAAAAAAAGAGGGAAATAAATTCCCCCCTTAAACAAAGAACAATAAAGACTAGAAAAACTTACGTATGAAAAGAAAAGTCTTTTGATTTCTCATTATACTCTTCAATCATCTCCATGATTTCTATGTCTGTAAATTTAACAGTTTTTAAACTTCTTTCATATAATTCTTTTGACAAGTTTTCACCAAGATACAAACTGTATTTATATTGCTCACCGTATCTAAATACATTGCAAGCTATACATTGAGCGTGTACGTTTTGCTCGTCCCATCTAGTTGCATAATGTTTTCTTGAAATAAAATGACCTGCTTGTATTTTAGTCCAGTGATGTATTTCTCCACAAGTAGCACATCTACAATACCCATCACTATCTGAATCTCTTAATCTTATATATTTAGAAAATACTATATCTAGTTTCTTTATTAAGTTCTTTCGTTTTGGTATTCTAGCCATCCATAGAGTGTATTAAAATCTTTCCAGTATCTTCGTCTATTTCTTTAATTTTTTTATAGATATATTTTGAATTAGCTTTTACTTCTTTTTTTTCTTGCTTTGTACTATCTGTACCCATATTAGTGTATTGTATTGCATCTAATTTTAATAATTCATCTGTTCTATCTCTAACTGTTAACTTAAAATCATTTGTTATCTTATCTGCTAATTTTCTTATAATATCCATATTTATTTATTAATTGTTAAACGATTATTTACCACTAACCCACCAAAGTTATTCACTTTTTTTTTAAAAGTAAATAGATAGATTAATTTTCTTTTAAACAGTAAATGTTAATATTATTTCTTCTTGCCTTGTCCTCTATAGGGTTTCTTATATCCTACTTGATTTCTAGATGCGTTTTTTGAATGCACACCTTTTCTCTTTATTTTAGGCTTTTTAATATAAACATTTATTGTTTTTTTTGCCATTACTTGGATTTATCATTTAATTTCTCAAATGTTCTCATTCCTCCAAGTCCTAACATTCCTACTAATACTGTCATTAAATGCTCCATTTGAAGTGCTGGTGGAGCAGTCTCTGGTCCTAGATACCAGATTAATAAATCTCT